ATACTGCCTGAACTAATATTATAAAATGTAGGAATAGGATCACTACCAACTGCCGTAAAAGTAAAACTTTCTAAAGCTGTTGCTTTATGTACTCCGTTTGTAATGATTACATCAAAAATATCTTTGCTAGATTTCAAATTCAAATTTGTAAATACATTCTGAGCAGTCTTAATATTGATAGAAAAATTTGAAAGTGAATTTGCTACAACATTGAACGGTGTAGTTTCATAATTATAAAAGTAAAAGTTCTCATCTATGCCGAAATATTGTTGAAGATTTGCTTGTTGTGTATTGGATACAGTAACAACAAATTTACCATTACTATATGTCAACGTACCAACATCTTTTAATGTTTGTATATTGTTAACAAGATATGAGAAATATAGAGTTATGATGTTGTTTAAAACAGAAATCTCTAATGAATCTATATTTCCAAATTGATCAGTAAACGGTATAGCATTATACGTTACTATCTGATTATCTACATAGTTAAAGTTTGCTATCTCGATTGTGATAATGTCATCGTTATAAAGATATCTATCAAAACTATCAATATTGATTAGTCCTTCTTTGCTGTAAATTGTACATTCGTTTGCAGGTAAATCTTTTTGGTATGCATTTAACAACGAAAGATTACTCTTAAATACTGCTTGATTCGATACTGACAATGAATCAAACGAATCCTTTAAGATAGACCAGTTAAAAGTATCGTAGATAGTTTCAATATTTTTACTATTAGTACGAACAAAATTTGTTGTTCCTGTTACATTACCATTGCTATCTTTTATATTTTTGATAGGTAGATATAGGAAATTATCAACACCTGTTGACATTCCTGCTATTGTGTTGTTGTTAATAACAAAACTATAATCCAGAGCTATCGATGAAGACTCTACATACAACAAATTGTCTATAGCAGTATTCAGCTTAGATGATCTAAAAGGAACACCTAAAGCATCAAATGTAGTTTCAAAATATGTAGTCAGTAATTGTGTTACCTGATTACTGATACTATTTTTATCTGCTGTAGTAAGTGTCTGTGCTATTTCTATAGTAGGAATAGCGTTTATAAGAATGTATGTTGGTTTATAGAAAAATCTTTTTGTAGAGATGATAGGATGATCTTCTACTGCCAACTTGATTTGTGACTGAAATATAGGAGTTACATATATACTATTGTTTGTCAAAAACTCTGATGGAGTGAAAGTAGGTACGAGACAAATATAGATATTTCCCAAATGAGATTGATCTCCTGGAAATAATGCATCTCCACCGATCACATATATAGCTCCAATGCCAACAAAAGTACTTAGTAGGTAGATGTAGTCATCTTGAGTTACTGCCCGTCCTGCGGAAGAATAGAAGCGTGGAGCATTAGCTTGAATAGATGATAGTACTTCAAGATCAGTTCCTCCAAAAGATTTGTTATATGTGTTTTGGAAATTGACATTGAAATTGTCTGTAGAAAATGTATTTCCGATTCCCAATGAAGATGTATTATAATATACATAATTAGGAGTATTAGGACTAGTTTGTGTAGATGGTGGTAATGATGTCAATAGTTCGTTATTAGCAGCACTACCTTCTGTATCAAAATATTCTACAATTATAATATCACTATCTGTTGGAACATTAGCTCCAGAAATAGTATTACCAAACATAACTAAAGGATATCCTGTAGTTATATCTTCTTGTAAATAATAAGAATTTGGTTTTATTAAGTTTGTAAATGCATCTATTCCTGCCCAAATATAGTTTGTATAAAGTGATAATGGTTGAGTACTATCATATACATTTGTAGGAATTACATATAGAGTAAAGTTTTCCTGGTCAATATTTGGATTGTTTATAACAAAAAAGAAATTATCTTCTCCGGTTGGAGTAACCGAATATGTATTAAAACTTCCTTGAGATATTAAATATTCTCCTTCTAATTCGGTAGCACTTTTGTAATTCAAAACTATCGGTTGCATATTGTAATATACGTTACCCAAACTTCCTACGAACGGAGATCGATTATAGATGGTTAATGAATTATTTTGACCAAATCCCGTTCCATTATACACAAATGTTCCTGAAAATCTAGAAGCATATGGTCGTTTAGGAGTATATCCTATTTCACTAGCTTTTGAAACTGCATTCTCTCTGATTTCAGTTGTGCCTAAGAAGTAATTATTGGCAACAAACGAAACATCATATCCAAAAGTCATACATATATATGCCATAGCATCTATGAATATACTTAAGTTAGCAGAACTAAAATCATACTGTCCGCCATTGCTAATGGCATATGGATTATTAGCATTCAGGTTGTTAATGATCTGTTGTCTAATATCCTGATATTTCAATGATGTAAGTGAAAATTGCATATGATGTCCTTATCTTATTTTTTTGAAATCAATCTGAAATGTTTGATCTGAATTTGTTATTGTCTCTGTACAGTTTATAATGATGTTAAACGTTTCATTATCTATATCTGGAATTACAACAACTACTACATTTTTAACTCTAGGTTCATACAAACCCAATCCATAGATGATATCTTGTTGAATTTGCATAGCTGTAATATTATCTATTGGTTCGAATAGATATTTATCTAAGTCTATTCCTTCGTCTGGACTCCAAAGAACTGTATATAATCCTGTTTGAAGAATATTGCTGATAGATTCAAGAATAGCTTGAGCATTGTTCAGTACTGCAATATCCTTATTGTTCAAAGGATTGATTGATTTTTTGGAGACATCCCAATAGTAAATTACGGGTGTTTGTGTAGTTGCCATGAGAAACCTTAAAGTTTTCTTTTATTTATAAAAAGAAAAAGGCCATCGATTTCTCAATGACCTTTTTTCTATTATGATATTTTCTGTTTACTTTTTAAGAAGCTTGTCGAAGAAATCCTTATCTTCTTGTTGTTCAGCGGTTAACTGGATACCGCTTTCTTCTGCGGGAGTTTCTGCTGCGGGAGAAGGAAAGTGAGGAACATCCTCTTCAGGAGCAGGAGATTCTGGTTCACCTAAGAAACCACCAGCATCTGGTTCTTCAGGTTCATCCGGTTCTTCGGATGCCAGGATACCAAGTACAGGTCCGATCAACTTAATAACTGCATCATTTGTAGGATACTTATCGATAGCAGTAAACTCAGAAAGCAATGAAGTTTGTGCCATTACTGCTTCAATCTTTTTATCGTCACCTTTCAAGAAAGCTGACTGCAATGCAAAAGTAGATGCAGCATAATCTACTTCTTCGGGATTAGGACCAGATTTTGAAATGAGCAAAGTGAAGTTTGCACCAGTGTAAAGATCGTAAGGATAAAACTCTACATACTCTCCAAGAGCTTTGATAGCATCAGAAGGAGTGATCTTTTCTTTGATTTTCTCATAAATCTTTTGTCCGTAGTTGTAAAGAAAAACTTTACCTTCATCTTCAGGGTGAAGAGGATTTTTGATTACGAAAATGTTTGAAATGAAATGATATTTACGTTTACGTAACTTGGCAATCTTGATATCCTTTTCGAAATCTGATTTCCAGTATTCTGCATTTTTCAGACAGATCGGACATTCTCTGTCCCATCCGAAATCGCTAATACAATTCTTCCAGTACTTCTTTTTGTTTGTTCCAATGGTATACTCGAAAGAGTGATCACTGAATTTGATGAGTGGAATACCTTCCATGTCAGGAAGGAAACGAATTACAGCAGAAGCATTACCATCTTTGTCTTTGGTGGGTTTCCAGAATCTTTCGTCTTTGGTGAACTTGTTCTTGTTTTCTTCATCTTTTTCCATTTGTTGTTTGGACGGTGTGTAATCAAACGCAAATTTTTGGGCCATGATGTTACTCCTTTTTGTTGCTGCCAATGCAGCGTGATTGAGCAATCTAAACGATTACTTCTATACTATTATTTATACTTTTAAAAATCTACTCTTCTTCAGGTTCTTCTTCAAAAAATCCGTCTGGATTGGAGAAAGTTTCTTCTGGAAAATAATGCTTAAGTTTGAATTCCATTTTTACTTTTTCTATAAGAGACGCATTGAGTTGTTCAGTAATATCTTCAAAATCATCTATGTTCTTTTCTTCTTTGTATTCCAGAATTGCTTCGATATAAGAATGAAGTCTTGCTGCTCTGTTTTCTATATCATCGATTAAGTTAGTTAGTATCATTTACTTCCCTCTTCGTTCCATGTTTTTTCACAAAGTCCACAGTTAAACGTAGTCCAATATCTATCATCACTTCTACACCAATTGCCAGTATCTGAATGGTGTGTTTTAGTTAAAGCTATTACTGGATGCGAACACTCATCTTGTATACGTTTAAGATGAAATTGTAAGTCTACGATTTGTGTTTTTAATTCTTGAACTATATTCATGTGTACCTTTATACTTTTATGATCTCATATCTTTTCTTATAAGTCTATTCTTTTTTCATTCATCTACAAAAAAACCATCCAGGCAATCGTCTATGTAATTTTCAGTAGATTTTTGTTGTTTGATTTGACTAATCATAGGAGTTGTTCTTTCTTTATCATACAACTTAAACTCTGAGATTCTTTCAGTTAAATTTGCTAATTCATACTTTCTAAACATCTTCATCAAATTTGCAGCATCGAAAGAGTGTGTTTGCTTTTCTGTTTCTTTTTTGATCTTATCTCTAATGTAGCATGGAATCTCATCGAAATCTATTAATTTCTTGTTGAATTCGTATTTCGTTCTCATCTCAGGAATAGTTGCTAATAGAGTTTCTAATTCAGGATAAAGTTTCTCTGCTGTCTTTTCTGCAATCTTTGGTTTTATAGCAAGAATATTATCTGATTTGTCTCCTATCATAAAGTGAATCTTTTTGAAATGATCTACATCAATCTCTGGTAGAAATATTCCTTTGATAGGATCGAAGATATGAACATTGTGTCGTTGAAGTTGTTTGAAATCTTTATCGGAAGATACTACATAGTAAGGATCGTCTATGACATCTTGTGCTAATACAGCTATAACATCATCTGCTTCTGCATATTTTACATCTATCACATAGAAATCACTATACAGCTTTAGTGCTTCTAGGATATCTTTGTTAATAGCATCCATTCCTTCCCAATCAAACATAGGGTCTTTTGTTCTGTGACCTTTATATGTAAGTCCTTCATAACCAGGAATATCAGCAGAAAAGGTTTCGTAATACTTATGTCTCCAGGAAGGTTTTGAATCGACAGATATAACTAGAGGATTCTTTCTTGATGCTCCAAACTGTTTTGATACATTCAGTATCATTGACAGTGTAGTATGAGCACAAAAATTGATATTCTCCAAAATCATATTCTTGTTTGGATGAATAGATCTGTGCCAGAGATGGGAAAAGTCTATGTTAATCATTCGTTAGTTCCTTTGAGTTATCTTCCTATTGTTACATATCCATCTTTGATGATAAGCACACTACGATTAGGAAGGAGAATTCTTAATTCTTCAGACTCGTTCAGCTTAATACCTTTGATCAAAGCAGGATCGTTCAATCTTTCTACTAAATGTGTTTTAGTTCTTATACTTTTCATAGGAACTCCTTTGTTTTCTTTATTTATATTCCAGAATAATCAGCATCTTCCAGGAAATTCGATTCCTCTTTTAACTCTTCCAGTTGCTTCTGATATGCCAGTTGATCTCTTATATGCATAGGAAGTTCTTGATCTTTTTCTGCAAGGTTAGTTAGTCTCATTTTATCATAATCTATACCTATAGTATAGACTACACCTTTGTTTTTTCCGAATCTAGTTTTCAAATTCTTTATCAGATATTTTCCTTGCTCTCTTAACTCGTCTGTCTGCAACATAGAACCAGCAAAGTCTACTGTTTGAGATATAGCATATGCTTCCCCGACATCTTCAAGGTCTGCTTTATCTTGTTTGCCTTTAGCTCCTCTGTTGAATTGAGCAAATGTTAATAGAGCATAATCCTCTTCCATACATAATGCTCGATTTTCTTCTGCTACAGATTTTACATATAATGATGTTCCTGTTTGTGAAGCAGGAATTTTATATGAAGCAAAGTTATTCAGACCATCTAAAATTACAACATCAAACTTAATCTTCTTTTTTGTCCATGCTTCGTGTATCAATTTCTTTATATGATTTGCATTAGCAGTTCCAGTAGGAAATTCTTTTACAATCAATATCCCATGAGGTTTATCACAGGCTGTTTTGAATCTCGATTTGAACAATGCTTTATCTAAAGAAGGACCGAGAGTATCAATACTGATATCAAGAATATTTGCATCATGTCTTTTCAACATTTCTTGTTC